GTTAATATTGCTAAGATGTTTGGATTTAGTAGGCCAAATATCATTAGTAACACTGTTATTACTAAGCCTTCCCCAACAGGAAACTTAGCTAATGCGGATGCACCAGATGCTGCCATGAAACTAACTATGGACAGTAAGTGTGAACTTACCATTGATTCACGCACCGTTGGACTAGACGGTTCTGACCAAATGGGTATTACTGACATGGCTTGTCGGGAATCTTATTTGACTTCATTTGATTGGAGTCCGGATGAAACACCTGATCAGCTTTTGTGGAATACTCGTGTTCTGCCTATGCAGTTGGACAACCTTCAAGGAGAAATTCATATGACTCCTTTGGCTGCTCTAGCAACTGTTTATGAGAAATGGCAAGGCTCTTTGAAGTTTCGATTTCAGATTGTCAAAAGTGATTTTCATAAAGGTAGAATTCTAGCCCGCTGGGATCCCAATCAATTAGGATCTGAAGTATCTTATAATACTAATTACTCTCGAGTTATTGATATTGCTGAGACTGATGATTTCGAAATTGTTGTAGGATGGGGCCAATCTGAGCCTTGGAAAGATTGTGGTATTCCTTATGACACTGGTAGTAACTTCGGTTCTGCTAGTAGATTGTTGAAACAGGAAACTCAAGGAAATGGTGTCTTGGAATTGACAGTTCTAAATGAACTTGTTAGTCCAAGCATTGATGCTCCAATTTCAATCAACGTTTTTGTGTCTGCCTGTGATGACATTAAATTCGCTGCACCATCCAATGCTAAGTTAGGTAGCTTTCATTATTTTAAGCCACCACAAACCCTAGTGTCCCAATCCGGTACCCATACTGAAACCGGTGATACCACTCTATCAGATAAGCCCACAGCTTCTGGTGAATTGGTGTCGATTGCCTCTAAAAGTGATCCAGATGATCAAACATATCTGGTTTATTTTGGAGACCCCCCCACATCCATCCGAGAGTTGTGCAAGCGTTATTGCTATACACGAACTTGGGTGCCTCCGAAGGCTGGATCGAATGCTGCTCAAGTCAATACTCTTTCTAGTAAAGCTATGCCCTATTATACTGGATATGATCCTCTAGGTGTTGATCCACCTTCTGCTGGTGAAAATCTGACAGTAGGCCCCACTGCATATAGTAGTTGGTTTACACCAATGTATGCTGGGCAGAGAGGAAGCTTTCGGAAAAAGTTTATGTTTTCAGGAACTAGTAATCAGTCACCACTGGTCTCTAGGTTTGGATTCGAATTAAGCGCTGGACAATTCACTAGTGGCACTCAACTATTATCACAGGGTAATTTGCTTATCCAAAAATGGTACTCCTCTGTTCTGAATAATCTTTCAGGCGGAGGGACGGCATCGACTAATTTAGACATTAATAATACTATTGAAGTTGAACTTCCGTTCTACTGGGATCGTAGATTCTCAGCAGCTCGTACTATTAAAGCACCA